ACTTGTAATACTCAGTCGAATGTTTATAAAACTTAAAGCGTGTGTGATTTAACATATCAGGCAAACACCATAGTTGCAACTTGTGTCTGCTGAGACTCTACTGCAATACCTAGTGTCTTAAGGTTCGCAATATCTTTCTCATTGATAGTCTTCTTACCAGTAAGACTTGTGAGAGCCTGAGCTTGTGTGGGATCGACTACATAGTGTAGAGTCTTACCGAAGGCTGTCTTAGGTTGTGTCTTGATGGTCATGGTTTGGAATCTCCTTTTCTCTCTTATGTACTTATTATAGCAGTCCAAATTGAGATTGTGTTGAGATTTCAGCAGTCCCACACAGTATTATTTGAGTCGCATGCGTCGCACATGATTGTGAGTCTAAGACTGAGATGATACTGATACATGCTGGAACGCACACAGATGGCGTGTCACATGCGTCTCGTGTGTCCGTTGCGTCCTTGTTGCGCTGAGACTCATGGGTTTCGTCAGACTCAATGCGACTCAAGCTCTGTAGTATAACACGTCCCATATGGGGGAATCCTGACCTTGCTGCATACGTATATCGACCTCTCAAATTTCTGTCATTTTTCTAGCCGATCCATCTGTTTATGGTAGTCATCTATAGCTGAGTCTACGTTGGCTTTGATAGTATAGTCAAGATAGTGCTGTTCTAGCCAGACTAAGAAGCCCAGTATAAGAAAGTTTACGTGTGGTAGAGGTGTTTTGACCTCTTTGTAGACTTGTTTAAACTGACCTGTGTGTAAATGCTTCATTTTTTCTTGAATAAAGACTCTAAATACTGCTTCTTTAGTTGTAATCGCTGCTCTTTGAGGCTTAAAAGAGGCCATTTATTGATCTTTAGGGCGACTTTTATCTTCCTCCATCGAGCTAGCAAGGCCCTTTCGAGGGCTGCAAATAGCTTCATGTTGGTTAGTTGGAGTAGGTTATTGAGGAATATCCACTCATAGGATATTAGGTACAGGAGAGGAGTCCACCCTTCTCTTCCCCTGTATAAGTGCGTGATCGACCTAACGCCAGTTATAGCCATGGTTGTTGTCTTCTAGACCCCTTGCTTCGTTACGTTGCTCGAGATTCATACCCAATACCATGTGATTTGCACTCGCTTGAGGGTCGTCTAGGAACTCTGCGAGCATATTATCCCATTCTTCCTTCTTTCTCAGTGCTATTTGGTCTTGTGCAGAGATAGATAGGGCATCTGTAAAGTATTTGACACCCTGAGCTAGACAATCCAGCCTATCATCGTGTTTTACAGCCCTTTTTTCTCTACACATACGACTCATTTGATAAAATAGCATATAGAGGAGCCGCTCTTCAGCTGGACTGTCTTTGTTGGACGCATAGTCCCAGTCAATAACACTCCTATCAATAATGAGACGATGCTGATTAAGCACAGGTTCAAGGGAGTCAATAATTCTGTCTTCTTTCCGAACATTTGCACGTACCTCTTCGATATTTATGTGTTGTTTTGTGTTAATTAGATGTTTCTTAAACAGTTCACCTACGATGCCATCTCCAAAGTTTGTTTCAATAACCAAGCTTGTGACTCCATATGTTCTGCACCTTCTGAGGATGTCGAGCAAGGTACTATCCGAGTACCCGTCTCTGTAGGCTGACATCTCATGCAGATAGATAAGTCCATTTCGTTGAGAGAGGAAGGCGGCAGCCGTTTCATCCGTTCCACGACCGCTTGGGTCAACACTGCAAATCGTTTCATCATAGCTGCTCCACTCTCCCACGAGTTGCATTGGAGAGTAAAAGTAATCACCCGGGAGGCCGACTGTTGGGGCATCTCGTATGACTTTACTAGGATCTGAGCACCATACGATATCTTCGGGTGCAGTAGTAGGATTAACGCTAGTGATAACGAGATCAGCCATTTTAAGGGGGAATTTTTGTGCATCTGAGAGTGTTGTGTCTAATTGAAATTGAAGCATAAAGTTGCTACGACCCATAGATGCTTCTCTTTCTATGAGATCCTCGTGTGTAAATCTATTGTCTGTAGGAGACCATTCTTCCGCACCCATATCAAGGTCTTCTTGGATTTCCGATGCAAGCACCCCCTCATATTTCGATAGCTTATCTGGTCTTGGGTATCTGGCCGGCCAAACAAGTGGTCGATAATTCCGCTCCGCGAGCCTACGATAAATAGTAAAAGTAGTCTGAGGAGTCCCGAGATACATAATACGGCTATCGCTTTTCGGCGTAAGGATGGATTCTGCTTCTGTGCAGAGTTGTAAGAGTTTTTCACGCATGAACTCCGTAAGTGAGTTGCCCGGTACTTCGACGTCATCCAAGATCATCAGGTCTGCACGAGATCCTGTCAGCTGTCCGGTTATACCAACTGACTTGACTGATGGTGCTTGGTGTGGGCTACAGTTCACATCAAAGCTGATCCTTGACCATCTACTGTCGTCCGACTTAGGTTGGAGGTGGCTTAACCAAGGTGTGTCTATGATGAGTTTTTGTAGAAAGATAGACATGTTGTCTGCACGTTCTTTTGATGCAGAGATTATCATGACCTTTCTTTCTGGGTCGTTAAAGAGTGTCCATAATACGAACGCACCAGTAATCCAGCTTTTACCTACACCACGAAACGCCTGCACTTGCAAACGCTTCGGGCCGTTCTGTAGGTAGTCCGCAATCGCGTACTGTGCCCTCGTAGGACTCGGCAAGCCCAGCTCTGCCCACAATGCCTGTAGGAAGAGCTTGAAGTCTTGCTGTAGTAGTATGAGGTTGCTGTCCATTATTCTCCTATATCCCAACTAGATCCTACACGAAACTCGTCAAGACCTCTTGTGTCTATACCTTTTCGTCTAATGCGTCTAGCTTTTTTGTCTGGTACTACGTATTGCTCTTTACCACCAAATCGCTCGTCTAAATATAGTAATATTTCTGGATTCTCTCGTTTAATACGTTGATATTCTGTCTCATTTAGAGCATCGTTTAGACCTCTAGCAAGATTCATTTCCTCTGCAACAAGGTTTTGTACCTGTTCCTTCAGTCTTTCTAAACTATAGCTTCCCGGTGTTAAGCCTCCTTGCCCCGGTTTCGACTTAGGAAAATTTTGCAGCAGGGCGGCTAACTCTTTGTTATATAGATCAACAAATGTATCTTTTAGCTCTGGTGGTACTCTTTCAGCAACAGTTCTTTCTGGAAACATAAAGTTTAGAAAATCCTCTTCAACTCCATACGCTCCACCAAAAACTCTAGCAACAGCTTTGTCAGGATCATTCTCATCTTTTCTAGATCTATTTCCTAGTACTACCTTTTCTAAGTACGCTGGGCCTTGACCCGGTGAGATTAACTCTTCTAAGGTTTGCTTGTCAATAAGCTGTTCAATACTTCTAGCTATTTCTGGTTCTATATTAGCTTTGTATGTTGCTATATCTTTTACATTTTCATCACGTAATAAACTATTTACAGCAAACACATGACCCTCATCAAAAACGTTTGCTTTCTTCAAAACATTCAAACGTTGAAAATAAGCTGCTTTTAAATCTGATAAATCTTTTATAATAAAAGGTTGATCCATCGACTGAGTTTTAAATACTATCTCTCCTCTTTCTTCAATAATTTTTTGTAAATCTTCTACTTGAGCATCGACTCCAAAAATTACAGAAAACTCAGCAGCAACATCCTCTAAATTATCAGGATTAGGAGTATTATTAAGAGATACATCATTTAGATATTCTATTGTTTTCTTTATATCAACTATACCTCTTGCATTTAAGTCTACGTAACGGCTAGCTCTAGCTGGATCTATGTTAGGATATTTAAGTAATAAATCTTTTACATCTCTATCTGTAATTCGCTTAGTTCTTACCTTAGCTCCGCTAATAACTATATCTTGTTGTTCATCTCGTTTTAATTCAAGATCTTGCTGCTCGTAGTATTTTTTAAGTTCAGCTTCTACATCTAATGGCTCATCATCTTCTATTTTCATTTTCATTTTACTGAGCATACTTTTCTGTTCTGGTGTAGCTGTACCACCAAACATGTCTAGTATACTAGGGCTGACAGAAGATTGAAAAGGCAGTTCTTTAGGCCCCTCATCATCTTGTAGTTGTAATACAGTAGACGGGTCAGTAAACTTTTTACGTAGTTGATTAAAAAAGCTTCCAACGCTACCTACTTTGCTTACTATGTTAGGCATAAACATACCATATAAAATAGCATCCAGAGTATAATCTGGTTTAGCTACGCCTTGATCTGGGCTAGGTACGCCAGATAACTCTTCTTCATTCATCTTATATGTGATAAAATAGTTTGTTCTCGTTCAGTCACCCCGAACGTTTCTCTCATCCAGTCCAGCCAGTTTTTACTACCTTTTTCCTGATTGCATCTTCGACAAGACGGTACAACATTCGTTGTTTCGTCTCTACCGCCCTTACACTTAGGGCGTACATGGTCGATGGTGAGCTGTTGTAATTCATAAGTTCCTCCGCAATAAACGCATTGACAATTAAAGTGCTCTTTGATAGCT